TCTCCTTTCAAATCGGTTGTTTTTTATTTTCTTTGTAGTTGTGTAGTTTCTCTTTTCCTATAAAACCAATATTTCAGGTAACCAATCCTAAATATTTTGTTCAACTTTTCCTCATCAATAGGCGTTGCTGACTTGTTGTCTATGGCTTTTTTGTGCCTTTTTAGTTGCCAATGCTCATTCTCATACACTGCAACCAATATCCCCGCTTGTTCAGGTACTAAATCTTTGATTTTATCTAAGATATAGTAAGGGACGGCATAATAAAACTGCTTGATATTGCCCTCGTGATTGTGTTTCTTATTGAAATCAGCCTTAAAATCACTTACAGATACCTTTATTTCAACTTCTCGGAGGAAATAATTCTTAGTAACTAATAATATATCGCATTCGTGGGTAACGATATTTTCAACTCTATATCCTCGGTTGCTATCATCATCGTATCTTACAGCGTTGAGCCGTGAGAACTTAGGAACAATTACAAGGCTTGACTTTTCAAAGTAATCGTATATCAATAGCTCCATTTGCGGAGTGGTTATAGTTTCTTTCATTGCTTATCAATATCTTCAGGTTCTGGCAAATCTAATCCAAAGAAATCCATACATAGCTGCCTGATTTGCTGCTTAAACTCCTTTTCCCATTCGTAAGTGGTCAGCTTGGTGCTGCTCTTAGGTACTCTTACCACTTCCCCAGTGGCAGGATTGACACGCTCCTCATAGTTACAAGTCGTCTTTAACAGTGTATGCACTTCATTAGGATTGTATAACTCCCCCCACTCGTTATAGATAGCTGTCTGTATGAGTGGTATCCAGCAAGCCCAATAAAAGGCGTTTTGCTCATTGCTTCTTTTCTTGCTACGCCTTTCAATAGTGAGATTGATAGGCAAGCCCTCAAAAGAGCCAATCGCACGAGTTACCATTTCTCGGTTACCTACCAGCTTGCCGTCTTTAACGGTAGTGGGGATTGTTATCTTTTTCATTGTTATTATTTTGAAAGCAAGGCAGGACTCGAACCTGCATTTAGTCGCAAACCAAAGCGAACGTACGACTCGAACGTATCCTAATCCCGCCAACCAGACGGAGCGGCTTCCAATTTCGCCACTTGCTTTTTGTTATTACACTTCCTCTTTAATTAACCATTCTTTAAACCCTTCTTTGTCCTTAGAAAATCCTTTATATATTTTCTTTGTTAAGGGTGATTTAGCTACATCAATCAAAGGAAATAACCTACAAACGATTTCTTTAAAGTTATCAAAATCAGTTTCAATACCTGCACTTACAAAAGCATCGTAGAAATAATCTTCATCAATTTTTTCTTCATCTTCTGTATCTATTCCTAAAATAGTTAAGCCTAATATATAGACCTCATAACTATCTAACTTTGTTTTCTCTATTTTCTTACTCATAATAAAGGTCTTGCTATTTTTAATAGTTCTATTTGTTCTTCGAGGAATTTTAATGCAATTTTACTTGATTTAAAAGCTAATACACACCTCATTATCGTAAATTCTCTAATAACAAATGTTTCTCTTTCTGAAAATATAACATTCTTCTTTTCATTCACATCATTCCAGTCAGGCTGCCAGCCATTATTGTAATAGTCTCTAAGAAAGAGTAGTCTCCTTAATGCTTCCGAAGCATCTGCTAATTCCTGTGTTGGGTAACCTGAGCAAACTTTATCACAATTAGATGAATAGAATATTTCTTTACTATTATGCCAATTATTCCAAGCTTCCTCAAAAGTTGGTACAGGTGATTTTTGTTCAAAGCCTTCAATTCTGTAGGGAGATGTTGATAATGTCCTTATCTGATTTCTTCCTCTACAACCTTCAGCTGTATAATAACGAACACAACTACCAAATTTCACTGTGATTGGATGAGGAGATATATCTAAGTTCACATCTAATACTTCCCCTTTTACATCTGGTTCGTATATTTGGTCATAGACCTTCATTCCTACTTTAAATACTGTTTTCATAAGCATTATTGATATTCTGCGTTTATTTTTCTATCATTTTTATAAACAACCTTCCCATCTTTGGTTACTTAACTGACATGATACGTAAGCCCTTGTACATTGTCAGGTTCTTCCTTTTCAAGGTAATCAAATGGACTTTCTTCAAAAATATCCATCGCTTCTTTGTAGCTGTTAGCTTCTACAACGGCTGTGTAAGTACTTTCTTCCACATGCTCGAATTTAATTACATACTGTTTTCATTTTTTCTTTATTTTTAAGTTACTAAAAAGGTAATCCATCATCCTCCTGTTTGTTGAATATTGCAGGGTTCGGCTCTCTTCCATGATTATCAAATAGCTGCGGTTGTTGTACCTGCTGTGGTGCTCTCTGTGGAGGAGGTGCAGGCGCTGCTTGTGCTACTGGCTGCTGTGGTGCCTGCTGTACGGGCGGCTGATTGGCCACATTAGTAGTTTGTATCACCTCAATCTTCCATCCCTCAATCGTGTTAAAGTACTTAATCTCTCCGTATGGGCTTCTCCATTCTCGCCCACGGATATTGATATATACCTTTACAACTTGCCCCACTTGCAAGCTGTCTAAGAGGTCACAGCGCTGCTGGGTAAATTGGATGATGATTGTTTGCGGATATTGCTCCTCCGTTACTATCACCAAATCCCGCTTCTCAAAGCCGTTTTGTCCTACCATCTGAGAGGGGAATATCTGTTTTACGCGTCCTTGTATTTCCATTTTATTTTTCTTTATTACTTAATGCTACTAACAACGATAAATTGTAAAGGAGTTTTTGTATTGTGTTATTTTGTACATTTAACGTAATATAAATAGTCGTTAAAATGTCTTTTTCAGTCAAATCATCTTCAAGAAAACTACGAAGTGTTTCTTGTAGGTTTAATGACGAATCTTTTACAAGTTTTTCGGAATCTTGCAGTATTTTTTTAGAATATTCTTCTTTTGTCAATTCCATATTCTTTAATTTTTATTTATAAAAACTTCTACTTTTATGCAGCTCTAACACCTCGCTGCTTTCCTTTCTATTTGCTTCAATAAACGCCTTCGCTTGTTGTATGCTAAGGTGTGTTTTGATACTGCCGTAAGCGTGGGTATATTCTCCGTTGGCTCGTGCTTCCTCAATCGCTTGCTGTATGTACTCCTCGCAATAGTTATGCTCAATAGCATAGAGGTCGTAACCTTTTGCTGTGATACCCTCCAAATGTACTGTATCGGTAGCGTGGAATATCTTTTGTCCGCTGGGGAAGAATATCCGCCAACCGAAATTAGGCACATCGTGGTACAGCTTTACAGGTGACACCTTGAACGCTCCGTAATCGTATATCTTACCCACTTGTAGCACATCTATATTCTTGATACACGGTAATTCTTCTAAGAGGAAATCGCCACAAGCTACTCGCAAAGTAGGTCTTTCAGCTTGTAACCGCTGCAAAGTGCGTATTTTTAGATGATCGCTGTGCTTGTGAGTTAGTAGTACTATTTTTAAGGAACGTTTGACTTCTTGTAAGGCTTTGAGAGAAACGCCGCAATCTACCATTATTGCATTGTTGTATATCACGGCATTACCCTCGCTACCTGAACTAATGACTTTAGCTATTCCCATTTGTTATCAGTTAGGTTATATACCCCTCGTGGGAAGAATCTCATTTCAGGGCATTTATTGTATTCAAAAGCCCACTCTAAGCCAAAATACTCAACCATTACATCTCTTGGATTTTCGGCTGTTATCTTAATCACACAATCACAATCTAAGGTTTGTCCGTTGATACGATACACATGTGATTGTCCAAGGGTAAAATAACTTGTTCTCATACTTACAAGGTTTTAAAATCAACTTGTTTAGGACTTTCTGAAGGGGCAGGAGCAGGTGTAGGAGCTACTGGTTCTTCTTGAGCAACAACTTCGGTAGGTTCGTTCTGTTCTACGATAACAGCATCTTGTACATACCTTCCTGTTTGCGGATTATCTATATAACGCCCCTCGTTATCTGCTTGGTCTTTCTCTATGGCGTTCTGCATCTCTACTGATAACACCCCGTAGCGATTAAGTAGGAGCTTGAGTACTGTTTTCTTTGCCATAGCGTCAAATTCATTTCTCCATACGCCTCTAAGCTCCCCCGTCTTTTTATCCATGCCACTCTGTGAGTATTTACTTACGTGCTCTTGCACTTGCTCAAGGCTCATATATAGTGATTGCTGAAAGCCATTTTGTAACTCGATATAGGCCAAATAACCTATGACTTTGCCTTCAGGGTTTTCTCCAAGAAATTCAGTGTGTCCTGTGAACTTGTTACGCTTAATCTCGCCTTCTCGTACCTCGCAAGTGTTAATTGTTCTGTATTGACCGCTGCGGATCGCCAACTGGATAAAGCCTTTATATCCCATTTGAAATTGAGGATGTACTTCTTGTGTTTTCCAATCTTTGTAAGCGATAACATACGCATACCCTAAGTTCTTGTTAAGTGGCAGGTTCAGAGCTGTAGCATTCAATGCACACTTCATAAGCTCTGTATTATCACATTGCAACAGCTCTTTGTTGCTATCTGAAAGTGCTAAGAGGTTTGACACAAATTCTGATTTTCTTGACCCTAATGTCTTTGTTAGAAAATCGGCTGTGTTAGCTTGATTAAGGAAGTTTCCTAATGTTAATTTCTTCTCTGTAGTGGTGATTGTTGTACTCATTATTCTATGATTTTAATGTTATTACTAAGTATATATGCCTTTAAGGCTTTGAGTTGCTCCATTGTACCTTGTACTGTAAAACTGGTTACTATCAAATCAGGAACTACTTCTTGAGGTGCTGGAGCTGGTACTTCTTGAGGAGGGGCGGGTGCTTCTTGAATTGTTGGAGCTGGTACTTCTTCAGGTGCTTGTAGCGGTGCCACTTCTTTTGCCCTTGCTTCAGCAGCTAACCTTGCTTGCTCGGCTCGTGCTTTTTGCGCTTCAAGGCGTTGTAACTCGGCTTCTCGTTGCTGTTTGCGATATTTTGCATTGTTTATCGCAATCATTACATCAAGGGTTTGCTTGTAATCAGCGAGGATCTCCGCTTTATATTCGTCGGGGTCTGTTAGGCTTTCAATAAATTCAAGGCTCTTAACCATGTTATCAATATTGGTATTTACAATGTCTTTCAAGCTCTTGTCACTATCATTTAATCTTATGTTCAAGCAAAGCCTTTCAAAAGGGAGGAAGTCTATATTGTTAGCTTGGCATAACTCTGTAAAATAAGCCCTGATACGTGCTTCTTTGTCTGCTTTTAGCTTTCTGTCAAACTCATCAATTTTCACCTTAAGAATGCTGTCGGCTTTCTCATATTTTACCTTAATAAAGCTGTTATATGCCTTCTCAAAAGCCTCATAAGGTGCTACTACTTGCTCTTTGATACGCTTGCGCTGCTCTTCAAAGTTATCCAACTCTTTCTTAAGCATTACCTTGGTGTCCTTAACGGCCTTCTTGGTGTCCTCTGTTACGAGTTGCTTATCCAAGTCAAGCGCTGCGATACGCTTGTCAATCTCTTGCCCTACACTCTCTAATCGCTCATAGACGATCACGGGGAGTTGTTGTACGGTGATTATGTTCTCATTCATTTTTATATAATTTTATTTGTTATTCTTCATACTGGCTTAGTCTCTCACGAAATTCAGCCGCTATATTTTGCCTTGCTACATCTATGTAGTTGATGTAGTCGTTAATCGGCACTTCACGGGTTACTTTGCTATCAATAGGGAGGGCTAAAAAACCTATCACTCTATCACTATCAGCGCCAAAGCCCCATATATGGTGCTCGTCTATGCTATCTATCTGTACGAGCCAATCACCTATCTCATAGCATTTGCCCTTTTCTACTGCTGTTTTCATTGTTCTTTGCTTTTAGTGGTTACTATTTCAAGTGTATCACCGTCATATAGTCCGTAACAGTCCTTATTGAACCTTACCTTGACTATCTCAAAGCCTTCGTTATTGACTATCTCTACAATTACCCCTTCTTTGCCTTTTTGATTTGCGGGGTCTTTTGGAATAAAGGGGCTTACCCTTACTAAATCACCTATTTTCATATTACCATGTATAAGAAGTTGCATAATCGGGGTATATATCAGTATCTTTAAACTGAAACTCTTTATTGGCTCGGTTGGTGAGTACTGTTGTTAATACGTTTTCTTGCATCTCAGTAGCCTTAACCTCTTGGAAGTTGATGTATATATGCTGTATCTCTACATTGTGGCAGCTTGCATTATTACTGCCCTCGCAATGAGTGGTTACATCATAATATATTGCACAGTACCAATCATCAGGGTAATCCTCTTCTGTGATAAATTCGCAGCTGAAAGACCTGTTATCATCTTCTCGCAAGTCCAATAAATCGCTGTAATAATAGTGCTGCTTGCGTTCTTCGTTGAGCACGCGCTCAAATTCTGTGTTTGTCATTGTTCTCATCGTAGTACGTATCTAAGTTGTGATTCTCTAAGGAGTTCTTGTAAGGAGTGTAGTGCTAAGCAGTCGCTATAGGCTTCTTTTTGCTTGCTTGTTAGCTCATTGTAACGGCGCTTATTGTAGCACAAATAGCCGTCAATCACTTGTAGTTGCTGGTCTTGCACTTTTTTTGTCTTTTTCTTGCAAGAGAATAATTTTTGTAGTAATTTTGCCATGTTTTAATGTTATATTTATCGCCCCCTCGTGGGGCTTTTTTTATTTTCTACTTCTGTTCTTTTCATACCCCTGAGCAAATTCCTTTATCTCATTGAAGGAGTACTTAGGATGTCCTTTGTCATTTACTCTGTAAAAACACCCCTCACGCTCCAAACGGGTAACTGTCTGCTTTTCTATATTGAGGAAATCTGCCACTTCCTTTATGCTCATTAAGCTGTCTTTTGGGCGCTCTCTTTGCACTCTCCTTATGGCCTCTGCGTACTGGTCTATGCTGTCAGGTAGCAACCCCATAGCCTTATTAAAATCCTCAACCTCCTCAAGGGTTAGGTTTTTATAAGTGCTTATCGCATATTCTACTCTTGTCATAGCTCATCTGTTAAGTCTTCTTCACTTAGATTAAATTCTTTGTAGATAGGAACAAGTGTTATATTGAGTAGCTTGTTGCTTCTCCTCTTAGCCAGATCTAACACCGCAGCTTGTTTTACATCAAAAACTGATGCCAATCGCAAACTAAGCTGATTAGTATTTATTATCGTATCTGATGCCTTCTTAGATAGACTCCCAGTGATGTTATTCCTGTAGTCTTTAGCTGTCTTTTTGACTTTATTCACTTTTTTCATTGCTATTTTAATTTTTATACTTATATTTGCACCTATAAAAAACAAAGTTATTTTATATCTCTGTTTTGACACTGCAAAGATATAACATTTTGTGTTAGTAAAAAAAATATTTATATCACTTTGTGTGTTAAATATAATGTTAAACTTGTATTTGTTTGATTATGAATGCTTTAGAGTTAAAAAACATACGCAAGGAGTATAATATTACTCAAGAAAAATTGGCAGAGATTGTAGGTTCTTCTATTCGTGCTGTACAAAGTTGGGAGCAAGGACAACGGAATATACCACAAAGTGCGATAAAACTATTAAACTTTTTTCTAAAAGAAAAAGGGGCTAATATAGATATTTTACCTCTCACTCCTGCCCAACAAAAAACCATACTCAAAAAGCTAAAAAAGCTCTTTATATCACTGAGAAATAGAATTACCAACAACCAGCAGCAGGTATTCAAGAAATATGAAGCACTACTATCACAAGGAGAGACTATAGTAACACATGGACTCATTGAGGAGATAGCCACCACCTTTCCTGACGTCAATAAGGAATGGCTTACTGCTAATAAAGGTACTATGTTCCTCTCTGATAATGCCCTAATCAATGGAAAGGATTTAAATCATTCCATTAGCAAGCTCAAATCAAAAAACGGCACAGAGGAAGTATCCCCTGTAGCAGAGCAGAATTATATGATTGTCGAATATGCTGACCTTGCTGTCTCCGCAGGTATGCTTGGAGGTGATTTCTCTGAGGCCTTCGTGGAAAGCCTGCCTGAGACACACAAGCGCCTTATCCCTCGTGAATACAACGAAGGGAATTATCTCGTAGTCCGTGTCAATGGGGATAGCATGGATGACGGCTCTAAGCGCTCCCTATCTGATGATGATGAGATCCTTATCCGCCTTTGGACAGATGAAATAGACACCCTGCCTATTCGTAGCAAGCTCTTTGTGCTTACCACCCGCAGTGGTCACATAGTTAAGCAAATAACCAAAATAGACCACAAAAAACAGCAAATTACCTGTCATTCGTTCAATCCTCTATACCCTGACCAAATCGTGGATTTTGACGAGGTAATACAGCTTTTTACTGTGGAGAAAATAGTTAATTCAAAAATCAGATTTTAATCAATATATACCATGAAAAAAATATTCATTCCCCTGCTCTTATGTCTATGCCTTGCATGCTCCAAAGATGAGGGAACGTCTAAAAAAGACAAACACACTAGAACACTTGAAAAAGGAGAAAGAGTGTGTGGTCAATACAACGGAAAAACACTCTATACAGGGCCTCGTGGAGGCTGTTATTATTATCAAGATGATGGAGAGAAAACATACGTAGATAGAAGTAATTGTAGTTGTTTAAAGTAATAATTTTTAAAAATGAAAAAACTAATCGTATTATTTACCTTTCTTTGCATTTCTTGTGCCAAGGAAACAAAAGAAGAAGATCCACAAGTAGCACAACTTAAAAATAGCATTGCTGGCACTACTTGGACTTATTATTATAAAAATCCATTTGGTCAATTTGACATTACCTCTTATACTTTTTCTCCTACTGAAAATAGAGTTACTATAAGAAAACAAAGTGAGTATGGGAATTATGACAATACTAAGGTATGGTCTTACAAGTATGAGTATCCTAACTTATACATAGAAAATCCTGAATACCCTAAAACAGAAAAATACACATATAAAGTAGATGCTAATAAAAAAGAAATTACTACATCTAATAAAGAACTGCCCCTTAAGCAAGGGGATAAAAGCAACTTACAGCCTTATACACTTGATGATTTGATTAGCAGAATACCCATTAGAAATAGTAAAGATTTTTGGGAAAAAGAAACAGAATGGGTGTCAGAGCGTTCAAAAGACAGAATATTGTTATTTGTCATGAATGCTGGTATATCAGAGGTCTTTCACAAAGCATTTTTATCTCAAGCGCCATATAAGAAAGGGAATGATTATTTCATAGTCTCTTATGATAAGTTAGAATACCCTAACATATACTTAAAATTAGAGTACTTGAAAGAAGTACCAAAAGACACAACCTTCTTATATAACACTGATGATAAATATTTTATAGAGGATAAAAGCAGAGAACCAATATCTGACAGAGCAGAAATAAAGAATAATGACAAAGAAATAGAATTTAATGGAGAAACATTTTACAGGGTTTATTAATCACAAAAAGCATCACTATGAGTAACTTCCTAAACAATCTTCTCAAAGGGTTTGTCCGCTCTGCTGTTAATCAAGTAGGAAAAGACGGGGGAAAGGTAATTAGTAACCAGATATATGGTAATAATCATGCAACCCCAGTCAATATAACCTCTACAAATACCACACAAACAAACACAGATGATACACCAACCCAAGAAAATAACAATGTGCCTTTCTCTTTTTGGCATTATGCCTTCAAAGACTATTTATTGCTGAAACTATTATTATACTATGTACTTGGTTTTTTCATAATAATTTTGGCTCCCTTGTATATAATACTGAGAGGGTTTGAGTACTCTAAAAGAGATTATGAAATCATATATACCATACAGCAAGTGGCTGTCGGCAAACCTGATAAAAGATATAATTCAGGAGTTCGTGTGACAGGTTACCGAAATCAAAAGGTAGCTCACACAGTACCAGCTTCAGCTAATGCAATAATCTATTATCAGAAAAAAGGAAACATATACAAGGTATTAGGAGCGTTACTACTGATAATCAATATTACAATCATAGTAGCTATTATTAATAGTTAATCTCCCCCATAAAAAAAGCCCCATTACGGGGCTTTTCTTCTAAAAACTACAATAAAGAGCAAAAAAATAATTATGAAAACAATCCAAATATAATCTTTCCTTATCACTTGCTTATCAACTCGTACCGCTTTCATCTCCTTTTCTGCCTTTTCATTACGCTGCATGCTCGTTTTTATATCATTTTTTAGTATTGTTGCTTCTTGTATGAGGGACTTTTGACCAGCACTATTTACCTTTATACTTACTTTGCCTCCTCGTACCACGATAGTCTCGTTTGTTCCGTCTCTGATACGGTTAAAATACAGCTCTTTTGCGTTTCCCATACTATCTTTATCACTCTCAAGAACAAATTCCATATTCTCAATAGTGGATACATTAAAGATAGTTGTCTTTTCACTCCTTTCAGCGTTTGAAACACTATCTTTTTTAACTGAAACACGCTCTTTGCTATTTGTTTTTATCTCTTCTTTCTTCACTTTCCTGCTACCACAACCCAGTAGCAGCAATAAGAGCAGTAAATACACTATCTTTTTCATATTTTTTATTAATCTAATCATTGACCATTTGCCTTGTAATCATCTTTATAAATTCTATCGTAACACTTATATCGTACGTCTCACTTGGCTCATTGAACTTCACATTACCTCCCACTACCTCCACTTGCTCCCAATTCGTGAAGAACTCATTTTCAAAGAACCTCCGTACCTTATCTCCCTTGTACAGATATACTTCATTGGAGGTATATAAGTCCTTCACTTCCTCTATCTCATCAGCTTGCACAGGTATATGACTGCTGAGTTTCCAAGTCTGCTCTCCACTAAGTCCTAAGTGCTTACGAGTAATATTCCCGTATTTGTGATAGTCCCAGCTACCCCTGCTCTTTGTCTTTATCTCATGTTCGTAATCACTTGAGAATAGCCAATAACCCCACGAGCCATAACTTGTCCTCCATCTTAGGAATATTCCACACTCATCTATCTCTCTGGTTACCTCTCCCCTTGGGTAATATGTCTGATTACCCTCTGTAATGCTTGACTTGGTACGAACCACATTAAAAGCTCCTCCTATTATTAGATTCCCATGCCTACCCTCTACATCTGCGGTATAAGTATCTATCTGAGGATAACCCACGAAATAAGGTTTTGCCGCCCCCTTCGGAGCTAATCGCTTATTCCTCTCTATCAGAGAATGATTAACACTACTATCTATAATAGATAATCCAAAGCGAATGCTGCTCAATTTCTTTTTCTCCTTCCTCCTACTCCCTCTATTCCTTACCATACAATAGATGTCAACCTCTATATCTGCATCAACAGAAGGGGCAACTCCTAATGAAGGCATACCGCTACGGGTGCTTCTCTCATAGTGCTCAAGCATCACCCTTTGCAGCAGTAACTGCAAATCTATATCTGTAACCTTGTCCTTAATGACATACTTCACAGGATCATAAGTTTCAACCTTTATTGTAATTATATCAGCGTCCTCTGTAGTCCCTCTTTTTTCAAAGGAAAAGGTATAAGGGTAATGTATGCTCGTATAATAGTCGTATGTTATTGTAAATCCTTCGTGTGTTATCTCCATAGTTGTCCTTATTAAGCGGCCATCTCCTCTATGACCTTGATTATATCACTACTAAATTGCACAGTGTACCATACTCCTACCTTGTCTATAATGTCCTGTATCCGCTCGGCTGTGATAACTGCATCTATAAACTCAGGTTTGCCTCCTGCCTTAAACCTTCTCGTGCCTTCCTGCCCTATCTTATGAGCAATAGCGTAAGCCAATGATGATACACTTATCTTCTTTTCCAGAGGACGTATGCCTTTTGCTTGTATCCATTCCTCTATAGCCTTCACGGGAGGCATCTTTCCCTGTG